TCGCTGTTATATTAGCGATCGACATTGATGTAACTCCTCCTGATGCCGTCGCTGCAATAGATACCAGAACAACTGCATCTGTATCATCTACATCTCTTACAGGCATTGGCACTCTTGCTCAAACAAACACATTGGCCGTCGCTCGTGATGATATTCGTGCTGGTGGATTCGTTGATGGCGGAGTCGCCTTCTCTCGCAAAGCGGATTCAAGTTATACTGGCGATCTTGACTATCTAGGATTGATTGCCACTAACAACTTCTTCGTTCAATTAACTGGCGTTGGGAACTTAGTTGCTAAGGGTGTAACAGGCCGTGTTTGGCTTTTTAGAGCCAAGGCGGATTCAAGCACATATGCAGCATTAGTACAATCAGAAGTACTCTCAGCATGAGGGTTCTGAATGGCTAAGATTCATGGCCAATGGTGTGGGCCAGGTTGGACTCAAGGGAAGAACCAACCTGCCAATGCTCCTGGCGTTGATTTTACTGCTCCGTGCGACGACGCATTGGACTGTGCTTGTAGATCACATGACAAAGATTGTTCACATCCTAAAGGATGCAGTTCAAAGGCTGATAGGAAATTAGTCGCTGCAGCCCTAAGATATGCAAATAATCCAATTAACAAAATATTCCGCCCAGGGATCACAGCAAAAGCGTCTGCAGTCGCGGTAGGAATATCTGCAGCATCATTAACAAGGAAGAGATAACATGGCCGAAGTAACACTGACCTTAGAAGAATATGAAGCATTGCGAGAAATGGCAATGGGTTCTACACGTGCAATTGTCGATACAGTAATTACTGCTCCAGTAAAACGCAAAGCATCAGCATATTCTAAGCGATTCGGAAAGGCATTCAAGAAGGTTGCACCAACGTACAAGAAAAAAAATGGTCAATGGTTGAAGAATGGATTTAGATCGGCTGTACGTGCAGGTCACAAACTAGCGAAGTCGAATAGAAAACTCTAATCTTCATCATCCCAATCATCACCGGTATCATGTCCGGCTCGATCTCTTGAATTATCTAATTCATTCTTAGCGTTTTTACGCATATTGACTATTCGTTCTCTGATCTCCGGTAACGACGAACCATCCATGTGCATTAGAAGGAATATATTCACAACATCCTTAATGCCATCATGATATCCTTCGTCATAAATCGCTTCTTCACTCATCGCAAATCAACAACCGGACAAATACAATACTTATTTTTAGGTTCAATGTTTAGAGAATTAGATTTGCACGTGCATTCATAATATTTGAACCACATTTCCATTTGTCCTTCATCATCGCTAACAGCAAAGGTTCTCCAATGAGTTAGGCAGTGACGGCATTGAAACCCTAATACTCGCTTCTTATGACTCGCCATTCGATCATAATGCGCTCCACAGTTACACTTCATGCAAGTCATGCGTTCATCTCCCAGCATATCTGACACTTTGGTAACAATTCTGGGTTACATTTGCCATCATCTCTGGCTTTTCTATGTGCTTTTGACCCCGTATGATCGATGTCTGCCAGGTATCGAACCATTGCAGAGGTATCAATCGCCCTCTGCACCCATGCAGAGCGGTTTCCGTTGGTGTATTCAGCCGCCAATCTGTCTAAATTGCGCTTCGCTTCTAGTGTCAATGACACTGTAATGATGGTTTTATCGTCCCTCATGGTCAAGGGTACCATTAGGTTATTAATAAACAATCCGAAAGATAACGCTATAAGGGGGTAAAGTGCATGGGCGGGTGTAGAGGGGGGTGTAGTATAGCACTGACTGATTGGCTCGCTTCGCTCGCAAAGATATGAAGTGATGTGCATGGGTACAGTAAGTGTAGTTTATACACTGTCGGCGTTACCCATGAGATATGGGATTCAAAAAGACCAGTGAACTAATAGCCGTATCGTTTGGAATTGATGAATTAGTGCCTAACACTTTTATTCAGGAAGAAGTCGCACTCCAGTTGGATGTTTTAAATAATGAAATCGCTGTTATATTAGCGATCGACATTGATGTAACTCCTCCTGATGCCGTCGCTGCAATAGATACCAGAACAACTGCATCTGTATCATCTACATCTCTTACAGGCATTGGCACTCTTGCTCAAA